GATCCACTCTCATTGCCCGGCGTTTGATTTCCGCTTCCACTTCTGAGTTCGACCGTGGCGACGGCCCAGTTACGCGCAGTTGAGATTCGGGCATAATCCCGAATCGTGCCCTGCGTAATCATCGTATTGTCGTAAAGCGCAATGCCGACTCGGGTTGCGGCTGGAATTGAACTCTGCCTGGAAGTTCCTATAACGGCTGTAAGCGTGTCGCCCGACTGCGCTACAAAGCCCATCGCGCCTAAAACGAAATTGCTTTTGTCCTGAGTCGCCGCGGACCCTTGCATGTGCTGGTCAGTACCAGAACCGGTTCCGGTATTTCCGTAGGAACTTACGCCAGCATATTCTTCCGCCGCACCCGCGATGGTAGTGTTTGGGCTAACATTGATCGTGATAATGTTTCCGACCTGAACGCCTACTGCGTGCGAGGCCCAGATTTCCGTGCGGATGCCGGAACCATTCACTGCAGACTTTTGGGTATAGGTGTTGCCCTTCGTGTCCGTGATTGAAGTCACGGATGACGAAGTGCTTCCTAAGCTAACGGCGACAACGACATCCTGGCCCGCCGTCAGATTGAACGAAGGCAGCGCAAGAGATGCAGCGGAAGCTGAATTAGCTGCTGATCCGGTTGTTACTGTGATTGCCATTAGTCGTATCTAAAAGCAACAGCAGTGGCGTTTTGAAACATAGCGTTCAGTGAAGCCATGTAAGTTCGCGTCGAGCCGTACAAGGTCGTAGTGAATAAACATCCATCACCAATATCACCGCCATTGATAGCTGCGAAAACTGTTTGAGGGTTGCCAAACTTCCCGTAGCACGGAAATACAGGGGATATAGGGGTATTGTTGTTGAGCGGATCTGTACTCGAAGTGCTCTGCCCATTGATGATGAATGGCGTCCGGCTATACTGTGTAGCAGCGCCAATACCAAACAGCAACGTCTGCTGTTTAGTGGCGTTACTGCCGCTATTGCCGTAAAAGATTGTCACTCCATCAGAACTTGGCGTTCCATCGACATTTAGTGTCCGCTCGATGGCGAAGAGAAATCGGGAAGTTCCGGTCGTATGAGTTCTCCACAAAATGAAGTCCAACCTGCCGGTATCACCCGAAAAGTCACATTCGAACTGGGTCGTGGACTGGCCTACTGTGCCCGAAGTAATGCTGGTAAGAGTGGTTCCGCTCAATGTGCCTGCACCGTTCGTGCTAGTTCCCAAATTGACTTTGAATGAAGGGACATTCGCTGATCCCCCAGTCCCATAGTCGATTCGGAAGTAGTAAGCTGTGCCGCCGGTTTGCAAGGCATCGCCCGGCGCCCATATTTCATAGATGTAAGCGCTCGTTCCCGGAAGCGTGCTTGCTGTCGTTGTTCCCGATCCCGCGTGAGTTTCATTCACCTGCGTCGAAGTAGCGACCGTTACAGTTCCGCTTGCCCCGCCAGAAACCGCCGTGAGTGTAGCTGTGACGTTGTTTCCGCCGTTCGCAAAGCCGGTCACAATGATCGACATTCCGACACGCGGCGTCGGCCCGGTAAAACTCGAATAGGAATAGACCGAATTGCCGCCGGTCACAGCAACTTGCGTCATTGTCAGAACGGTTGCAACCCAGACGGCTTGCCCGGTATCGCTTTGCTGTACCCATCCAATCGACGCGAGGAAGTCTGATATTGGCTTCGCCCATGCGGAGAAGGTTGCAAAGCTGGTATTGTCCGGCGCGGTAAATTGTTGAGAGGTTGACATTACTCGGTGATGGTTAAGGTCAGAGCGGTAACACTGATCTGCGCGTGAATCTGAATTGCAGTTGAGTTCATATTCAAATCACAACCTGAAGTTCCTACCGAGCCGTCCATGATGACCGTGGTTCCGTCAGATTTTAGACAGCGGACCCAGCTTGCCGTTCCGGTTGCGTTCGCATCGGTATCGTCTGTGATCGCGTTTGCGGTTATCACCCCGCCAGAGGAAGCAGCAAACGCTGTTGAACCGAATCGCAATTCGGCCAGAAGTGTTTGCGTGCTGACGGCAGTATTTGCGTTTGCCGGCTGAGATCCGTCATAGATTCGCAGGTATCCGCTGTTTAACAGTGCCGCTACTGCATCGGCTTCAGCATTTGCGGCGGTATTTGAAAAATGCGGGTTATTAGCCATTTATTTCCTCGAGCATCTCGAAGCTCATCGATCCGTTGCCGTTGCGCGTCACTGTTCCTGTTTTCTTTGTAGGTAACTTTGGCTGCTCGATCTTCATGCGCACATCCATCGGTCGTACTTCAACGGCAGAACGCGCATCAATTGGAGGCAGATGAAAATTGAACTGCTGCGCTTTTACTGGAGGAGAAGTGGGCGGAGCTGCGGGCGTACTGGCCGCAGGCTCCGCTGGCTTGTTTAACTCGTCAAGTGGGGCGAGATTGATCTGTGCTGTTAGTTCATCGCCGCCATCCATCTCAGGCAAATTGAGCTTTCGCCGCACTTCGTTGCGCGTCATAATGCCGTTTTGCGTGTAGCTCGAAAAAGTCGTTGCCTGCGCTGCAGAATCGCCGCGGCTCAGTCCGTCAATATCTAGTTCGCAGAAAACATTTGGCTCAGCAGGAAAAAGTTTCTTATTGAAAGCCTGTTCCATCATTTCCGCGAGCGTTCCTATGACAAAGCGCACAAACTGAATTGAGAACTGCTCCGCGCTGGCATAAGTTGCGGTCTTGTCGGTCTGGTCGAGCAAATTGAGAGGAACACCGAAGATCCCGGCGAACTCGGCGTTCAACTGCAGCATGGTTTCGTTGTACTGCGCATCGTCGGGAGTTACGGAGACGGCTTGATATTTCAGATTTCTCCATAGAACTGCAGTCTTCCCGGCGTTGCCTCCGGAAAAAGCCTCGTCCCATTGAGCTTTAAGTTTGTTCGTTTCGACATCATTTGCAGGCCTCGCTTGGTCGCTCGACAAAACTCCGCTGGGGCGCCCCTGGTTACGCATGAAATTTCCGCCGTAGGCGTGCGTATCAACGGCGCGTTGCACCAATCCGGGCGGAACATGCGGCATCCCAACGTAGCCGTTAGACTGTGGATTCTTGATGTGGATTATGTCCTCGGGCGCATAATCCTTGTTTCCATTTAATGCCGAATAGCGGTAAACGAATTCGCCATCGATGAATTGGGGATGCATCCGGTATGCCTGCAGCGGATTGATCGAGCCCACGCGCTTGCCAATTCGCGCAATCTCCGCATATCCGTTACCCGTTTGGCACCAGTCGAGCATCATGGCCTGGCGCAACTCCATCGAGGTCATGTAACGATTGGGAGAGTCGTGCAGAATCGGATACGCAGGATGCTCTGTCGCTTTTGTCCGGACGCCGGCAGAATCTTCGGTGAAAACGTTGAAGGGAAGGGAACCGATTGTGTTGCCGAGCACTCGGACAATGCCGCGGAATACTGGCACATCTAAAAGCTGTGAATATTGCCCGTAAGGATCGAACTGGCGCCAGCCACCCGGAGGAATGTCGGTAGTCGAGCCGGTCCAGATTGGAAAGCCGATCGCCTTCTGCGCCATCCATGCGATGGCCTTCTGGATTGCGTTCAACCCCAAACCTCGATTGCTGGTCCATTGTTCGGGATATATTCAATCACTCGGGCCTGAGCTGTGGCCCACGCCGTCAATCCGTCAATGCGCGACGTATCTTTCTGGCGCTGAGGCTTCACAAACTTTACGAGGTCGTTTCGCTCCTCGATCGCGCCACACATCGCGTTCCAGCGCAGAATCGGGTGCCCGCCGTGCCGAACTTTCCCAGTGACAACCATTTCCAGGATCTTTTTCACTGGCGCGTTCATGCCGTCATAGCCTTGGCTGATTTCTGCGCACTCGTAGCCTTCGTCAATCAACTGCGTTGACATCTCCCGCGAGTTGTAGCGGTCGAAGCACATGGTCGGAATGTCGAAAAGCTCGGCGGCCCAGAGCAAACGGGCCTTGATATCGCGATAATCGATCGCATCACCCGGGGAAAGCTCCAAAAAGCCCTGTTCTGCCCATGTTTTGTAAGGCATTCCGTCGCGCAATTCGCGTTTTCTGAGGTCATTTTCCGGCATCCAGAAAAAGGGAAGCAGGTCCACGCCGCCGTCATCGCAGGGGAAAACGAAGGTTATTGCGGACATATCCCGACTGAAAGAGAGGTCAACCCCTGGAAAACAGACGCGCCCGACGAACCTTTCGAGCAATTCATGCGGCAAAGTGCGGATTTTGTCCTCCGGAAGCCGTTCCATGAGGCCTTGAGACGTAAAATCTCCT